TTTTAAATGGGGACATGCCACTTATTAAGTCATCACTTTTAAATAAAATTATATCTGGAAAAATAAATAGTTTAGTTGTTACGGATTTAGAAAATCCTACTGGTTATGGACGTATTTTATATAATAAAGAATTAAATAATAAATTTATAGGTATTCGAGAAGAAAAAGACTGTAATGAAGAAGAAAGATTAATAAAAACTGTAAATGTAGGTATATATTATTTTAATGCAGGAATTTTAAAAGAATATATACCAATGATTGATAATGATAATATTCAAAATGAGTATTATTTAACAGATATTGTTAAAGTTATTTATAATAATTCGAATAAAGATGATAAAGTGAATGATACATTAGATGATACATTAGATGATACTATAAATAACAACATATCAAATAATGAATCTATTAAAAACATTGAATTACATACATATTTATTAAATAATGATGAAAAATATCAAGTATTAGGTGTTAATACTAAAGAAGAATTAGAAGAATTGGAAAAAAAATATTAAATGTATTTTGCCATTTGAATACCTCTTTTTTCTAAATTTGCATTATTATAAAATTGTTCTAAATCATCATTACAATACAGTGTTATTTTATAACAATTATTGGATTTTGCTTCATTAAAAAGATAATTTAATAATATCTTTCCATATCCTTTACCACGGTAATCTGAATGTATACATACATCTTCAATATGTGCCAATTTACATATATTATGAATAAATTTATATTCATATAATATTGTTGCAGTTCCAACTAAAACACCATTTAAATCAATAACCCATATATTACTATTTTGACGTTTAATTAATTTTAATGTTTCTATAAAAGAATCTTTTGTAAAAGTTGTTTCACGAAACATATTTATTAAATTATAATATCTATCATAATCATTTTCATTGAGTTTTCTAATTTCAAATTCTGTATTTGGTGACATTATTATAAATGTATAATTAAAAATATTTTTTAAATATACTTAAAAAATGTATTTTTAATACTTAAAAATGTATTATTTATTTTTTATAAAAATATTATATTTAAATATAATATAAATGGATATTACAAAAACTACTAAAGATTTACTTACTTATGAAATACCATATTTTGTCAAGGGCATTATATTATTAATTGTAACAGTAATTATTGCAAAGATTATTCAATTAAAAATATCTTATGTAAAAGCGTCATTTGATAAAAATAAAAAAGATGGAAATACTGAATATAATAATAAATTAATTATGATAACAATCGGTAATATAGTCTATTGGTTAATAATAATATTTGGAGTAATACTATCTCTTAAATATTTTGGAATTGATGTATCAAGTCTTTTAGTTGTTCTTGGAACAGTTGGATTAGCATTAGGTTTAGCCATGCAAAATACATTAACTGAAATGATATCGGGAATTATGATATTACTACTTAATTATTATGACCTTGGCGATTTAATTTCAATTCAAGTCGGTAGTGAAAACATTTTTGGAAAAGTTGAACATTTTGATTTATTTGGAACAATGATTAAAGATAGTGATAGAAGAATACATCGAGTTTCAAATACATCTATTGTTAAAAGTCATTTAATTAATTATTATAAAAATAAAGAAGTAAGTGTTGGAATTGAAGTTTCAATTTCTAATAATAATACTACTATAGATATAAATAGTTTACTTGATACACTAAAAGATACTGTTGAAGTAGAGTTATCTAATTATATAACAGATAAAGAACTAATTAGTGTTTTTATATCAGATATGAGTAAAACTGGTACACAAATATATGTACGTATACCAGTAGAATCTGAAAATTTCTTGCCAGCAAGAAGTCAAACCAGAAAAGTTATACGTGAATTCTGTAACAAAAATTCATTATTATTATTAGATAATTTTTATCAATCAAATAGAACAACAAATTATTATTCTTCATAATTTACTTTTAATGTATAAAACTATATCCAAATGTATACGATGATTTTTTTTATCAAGATAATTTATAAATGAAAGATAGGTAATTTCATCCATTACAATATTATTAGTTTTCATTTCTAAAAAATCATTTATTGATTCTTTAATATTTGTAATAATATTTTTATCAATATCTGCATGAATAATATACTTCATTATATTATTTAATTTTGAACATCTTTCATTCCTATCTCTTAATAATCTTTCATTTTCTATTCTTTCATTTTCTTCAAATGCTCTTTTTAGGTCTCTTTCAAATATAATATCTTCTAAATCAGTATTATAATTTACACTCTCATTTATTGCTTTTATTAAATCATTTTCTTCATTATTTTCTTCAATATCACTGAATTTTAAATCATTCGAAACATTATTATTAATTATTTTTTTATAATAATTATCAGGATATGGTGATGTATCAATAAGTTTTTCTATATATGTTTCATCAGGTGGTCTAACATCAGTATGTGATATTTTAATACTTTCATTTAATGCATCTATCATTTCAGAATCTATATAATCATCTATAATAGAGACATCATCATGTTCATTTTTTATAAAATTAGAATTATTCATTATATATTATATTATTTTTAACTTTTTTATATTTCTTTATATAATATAAATTTAATAAAAAATATTATAAAATATTTAATAAATTTAATAATAATAAATATATAACATATTATATTATTATAATAATTTTATAAAATTATATTATAAAGAAAATGAATTCAGATAAAAAGAATATAAATTTAGATAAAAAGAATATAAATATATATTCAGATTCAAATGATAAAAATATTATAAAACCCGATATAAATCCTGATATAAATAATTTTGAATATAGCGACCTTATAAAAAATTCATTTCAAATAACATATGTTTTATTGATTACAACTGCAACAATAACAATTATTGAGGCATTACGAACCAATAATGCTGAAGTTAGACATATATTAAATTTAGAAACATGTATATCAATTATTGCTGGTTATTTTTATTCATTATTTATAATTAAAGTCGAAGATTATAAATCACCATCATTTAATTGGAATACAATAACACGTATTAGATATATTGACTGGTCTATAACAACACCATTAATGTTGTTGGTACTTTGTTTAGTTCTTTCAATGCATTCAAATAAAAAAGTTAATCTATTTACGTTTATAATAATTGTAATATTGAATTATACGATGTTGTATTTAGGATATATTGGAGAAACTGGTGCAATAAGTAGAATTTCATCATGTATATTGGGATTTATTGCATTTTTTGCTATGTTTTATATAATTTTTATATGTTATGTTCATAGTGACAGTAATGGAAAAAAATATAATATGGCAAATTATGTTTTATTTACATTATATATTTTAATATGGTCATTATATGGTGTAGTATTTATGTTTCCGGAAGAGACAAAAAATACTGTTACAAATTTTTTGGATTTAACAGCAAAATGCTTAATAGGATTAGGATTATGGGCGTATTATACAGAAGTATTAACAATATAATTTATATTAATTATTTTTTATATTACTTTTTATTATATAATATTTTTATTATATAATAATTTATTTAAAATAAATATTTATTTTGTTTATTGTAATAAATTGTAATATATTGTGATAAATTGTAATATATTGTAACTAAATTATAATAAAAATTATATATAATTAAACGGTTTCAATAGATTCCTGTGGAATAATTTCATCATCATCATTATTCTTAGTGTCAGATTCATTACTTGTTTGTTTAATACCACCTCTATTTGAATGTGTTTTAGGTTTAAATTTTAATCGAGATTCATTATATTTAATATAATTTTCTAAATAATTACTCTTTGTAACTTTTATTAGTTTATACCATTGTTCTGGATATAAAACAATAGGAAGTTTTGTTATTCCATATAATGCTAATGATCCCGATGATGTAACTTTACAATATGGGCGTGTTGGAGAACTCTCCTTTAATTGTATTTTATTCATTGCATCATTAATAGATATTTTTTCAGTTTTTAATTCGTTTAGTATAGTAGATAATTGACTATAAGCTGAAATATTTTGTTTCTTTTGTTCTGTCATAGTATATTTTAGTTATATAAATCTATATTATTATTTCTTTAAGTAAATTAAAAAAACAATAATTTTTTAAAAAATTTAAATATTTGACTTAAAAAATTATTAACAAAATATAATAGCTAATAATGAATAAGGATGAAAATTTAGTTAATTTTCCATTTTTAAATGAAAAATATATTATATTATACAACGATATTTATAATAAAGCAGAATATTTATATGAAAAATATAATTGTATTATTGTAATATTTTTATCAAAAAATAATGATAAAAAGTATAAAAATTATGAATATCCAAATCCTATTTTAGAAATATATATTGATGATTATATTGAAGAATTATTAATAAAATATTCATATTGTGTAATTGATATAAATGAATATATATTATCAACTAATTTAATAAGTTATTTAAATAAATATAATAAATTAATAATAACTGATATTAATGAATTAGATGAATTTATAAATAATGAAAATAGTAATATTAATATGGAAAATATAATTAATACTTTAATACATAATTATACGGAAAGATATAATAATCAAAATAGTAATATGAAAAGTAGAATAGAAATAGAAAAAATAAAGAATAATAATATCACATTAAATTATAAAAAAATAAATTATATCCAATATGATATTTTTAAAATAAATATAATGGTATATTATTTAAAAAATGAATTAGAAATAATTAATATTATTCAAAAAAAATGTATATATGAAAATATTAAGAATAAATATGTTGAAAAAATACATATTTTTGGTAAGGATATTAAAAATGAAATTGTAGAAAATACTGAAAATATTATTTTTTATGAAACTGATAAATATTTATCATTTAAAGATTTAAAAGATTATGCTAATGAAAATTTGAATGGAAAAATTATATGTATATTACGAGGAGATATTATATTATTAAATAATCATGAATTGGAAAATTTAGATACAGAATTAGATACAGAATTAAATATTAAAAGTAAAAATATTTATACTTTATCAAGATATGATAGATTATTAAATGGAAATATTGTGAAGTATGATAAATTAAATAAAATATTATTTAGTACAGAACATGATGCATGGATATTTAAAAGTCCGTTAGAAATTAATGAAGAAGATAATATAATATTAGAAAAATCATATATTAATGATAAATACAGCGAGTTATATTTTAATGGTGTTTTAAACAAAAATAATTATAATCTGATAAATAATAACAATAAATATAAAATCATGCGTATTTTATGTGAAAATAATTTAGATAGTCGTCCATTATTAACAAATAATATTAATAAAAACACACTAATTGAAACAGTTGAATATTTAAAATTAGTGCCAGATAGTTCAATAAATAATGTTTCAATCGAAAATATGTTAAAAGTTTTTAATATAGACGATGATGAGATATATTTAATTAAATGTTATCTTTTTAATAAATATTTTAAAAAGAATATAATTAATGAACTAATATATTGAAATAATCTAAAAATATATATCGAAATAATCTAAAAATATATTGTAAAAATAAATTATATATTATAATAATATAATATATTTCAATCAAAATGAAATTTAATAATATAAAATTAGACAAGAAGAAAATAATTAAAATTATTATTGTAATTATATCAATAATATTTTTTATATTATTAATTTATTATTTTATGACAGTGTCAAACAAATTGATAGGATTTCGTGTAATAAAAGATTATGGACCATTGAATAAAGATGGTATTCCAAATTTTGATGAATTAAAGGATAAATATAAAATTGAAAATTGTGAACAAGTATGTAAACAAGAATTTTGTGACGAGTATCATATACAAAAAATAAAATATGATTTATGTAAAGATTGTAAAAGCCGTGGAGAATGTTATGACCAATATAAAGGTATATGTATTCCATGTAAAAATACACATAGTTGTGAAGAACTATTTGGATGTAATGGAGATAAACCACCTATTAATCCGATTGACAATTATTGTACAAGATGTTGGATAGGAACAGATTTTGAACCAATTATGAGTGAAGATACATTATTTTTATATTCAAGTTCTGTTACAAATTCTAGCTCGCGATCAAGTGCTGTTACAAGTTCAAAAACAGATAAATATAGGAGTAGTTCAAAGATTGATACTGAAGAAGAATCAAATAATTATTCAAGTCGTGTAAAAAGTTTGTATTTTCAGGAAGAAGAAGAACCGACTAATTATTCAAGTCGTGTAAAAAGTTTGTATTTTCAGGAAGAAGAAGAACCGACTAATTATTCAAGTCGTGTAAAAAGTTTGTATTTTCAGGAAGAAGAACCTACTAATTATTCAAGTCGTGTAAAAAGTTAATATTGTCCAATAAAAAATAATTACATTAGATAAAATATTTTAAATCTAAAAACTATAATATTTTTAGATTTGCATATAAAATTTATATAAATTTTATATAAATTGTATATAAATTGTATATAAATTATATATAAATTATATATATAAATTATATATATAAATTATATATATAAATTATATAACATAGTAATGATTTATGAAATAATGATTATACTAATGATAATATTGTTAATTTTACTATATTATAGTAATTATTTTTTTGAATATTATAGTAATAAAAATGATAATAATACTGTTAATATAGATAAATACAAATATATTATGCTTAATAATAATAAAAAAAATTTATATAAAGTTGGATTATCTAAAAATATTAATATATATCATGATGATTGTAATGAAAAATGTGATGCAACTAAATGTACAGCATTGAATGAAAGAAATAAATCTTTAAATAAATGTATAGAATGTAATAGTAAAAAATACAAATGTTATAAAAATGATATTGGTTCAATTACAGGTGGAAGTTGTGAAGATTGTAATATTGAAAATATTGAGGATAAAATAAATTGTTTTTCAACCGAAAATTATGGTTGTCCATCTCCAAATAATTTAAATGATATTAATGGTATTAGACCATATTATATACAATTATCCGATAATAGCCCTGTTTCACAATATGATCAAAAATGTGTATTTTGTAATAATGTTTTAGATAATTTATAAAAAAAATAAAACACTAAATAAATATAAATAGAATTAAATATATATATTTAGTTAAATATATTATGAAATCAAAAGTCATTTATAATGAGTATATTAAAACATTTGAAATTGATATTAATAAAAAATTAGGTCTTATACAACAAGAATTATTAGAAAAATGTATGTTAATTATATATAATATTGAACATACTGAAATTAAAATAAATAATTCAAATGAATCATATATCATTGGAAGTAATGAAATTAGTTTTAATATTACACTATCTGATTTTTTAAATAATATTAAAAAAAAAGATACTGATATTGAAAGTATAATAATATATGATAGAAAGCGTGATTTAAATGGCAATGTTATAAAAAATAATATAATAATTGATAAATATATAATATGGCAAAATGATTATGAAAATAATATTTTTAATTTAAATAATTTAAATAATTTAAATAATTCAAATAATTCAAATAGAATTGTATATAGAGAACAAGAACCTTTATATGGAACTTCAAATAGACATATTATAAGATATCCATTAAATTCACTATTATCAAATATGTTAAATATTTCATATAATATTAATAATAATAATAATAATAATAATAATAATAATAATAATAATAATTTATTTAATAATTCAAATAATAATTTATTTAATAATTCAAATAATAATTTATTTAACAATTCAAATAATATTAATAACGAAACATCTGTTGATAATCAAATTATTAACAGTGAAATAGATAATAACACGCAGAATGATACAATTAATGAAGTAACTGATGAAATACCCAGCGTAACAACTAATGTACCAACCGATGAAAGAAATAATGAACCAAATAATAATGAATATATTGAATTTATAAATAATAATAGAGAGACTGATTATATTAATACTGTTTATAATAACTTATTTTTTAATATAATAAATTATCCTAATATTAATGGTTTAGATTTAGACCAAAATGAATTTAATTATCATGATATTAATACTTCAAATTTAGACAATGATGAAGATGAAAATGAAAATCACAATGAAGATGTGAACAATACAAATTCAGAATTAGATGATTCAAATTTAGATAATACTGAAATTAATAATTCAAATGTAAATAATACTACTGAAATAAATAGTTCTCCATACAGAAGATATTTTAATAATAATATATTTAGTAATGAACGTACGAATCATTATTTTAATAATAATTTAATTAATAACCGCCCAGTAATAGATAATTTTATAAATATATTTGAAACAATATCTCGTAATATGAATAATATACCATATAATAATGTAAATAATATTTCAACAAATATAGTATATGACGATGTTAAAATAGTATTAACTGAAGATGAATTTAATAATTTAGAAATATTTGAATATAATATATCAAATTTATGTAAATGTGAGAATGATAATGAAAATAGTAATGAAAATAATAAAGATAATGAAAATAATATTATACAAAAAGAATGTTTAATATGTACGGAATATTTTGAGGGGGGTGAAATTTTAAAAAAATTAAATTGTAATCATGTATTTCATATAGATTGTATAAAATCATGGTTATGTGAAGAGAGTAAAAAATGTCCTATATGTAGAGTTGATGCAGGTATTGGTAAAATAAAATAAATATAATTTATTAAAAAAATATTGACTTAAAACAATATTTATAATATAACTATATGATGACTGAATTAAAATACATAGATGATGTTATAACGAATATAAATAACATTAGACAAAGTGAATTTAAAAAATATAATTTTCACTATGATGATAAAATTATTGAAAAAAAACAATTAAATGAAAATACAATGGAGTATAAAAATTTTAAGAATATTATTGTTAAAAAAGCGAAAGTTGAAAAGCTAAAGCCCGGAAATATATGTAAAAAAGAATATGAAAATACTGAGAATGATATTGATATTTTAGAAGATGATATTTTTATGTCGGATGAAAAAAATGATAATATAAAGTTAGATTTTGATAAACTTACGATTGAAGAAAAAATGAATATGATAAATGAATATTTAAATCGGAAAAATATAATATTGGATGAATCTAATATGAAAAAAATAGAAGATTTAGTAAATGACAGTAATAGTCAATTAAAAAAATATATTAATATATCAAAAATGTATCAACATGTTATTAAAATAAGTTTTATAAAAAAACATGAAAATGGAACATATGATGTTGAAATAAATAATGATAAACAAAAGAAGAGAAATAAAAAATTTTTTATTATTAAATAAAAATAATATGATTTTTATTAAAAATATAATATTATATATTTATAGATGAGTAAAAATATAATAAAAAATTATGGTTCATTTATTATCTATATAATAATTATATTACTATTATGCAGTGTTATATTTACATTATATTTTAAAAATAATGTTAAAAATAACAATGAAATTGATGAAACATACTATTTAAATAATAAAAATAATGAAAATAATGACCCTGCAAATGATGTTATTTTAAATATACCAAATTATCAAGATGAAAATATAACACAATTTAATTTTAATAGATTATTTAAAACTCTAAAAAATATAAATAATGAGAAAAAAACATTAAATGATATAAAAAATAATACAAGTAATTATAATTTTTATACACAATCAACAACACAAGATAAACTTAGAATGAATTTATCAATTATATCAAAATATGTATTATTATTATTAAACAATGATGGATATTATGATTTTAGCGTAACAAATTTTGGCGATGTTGAAGTATGGATTGATAGAGTTGGAAATGAGGAGATTAAATATGAATTATTTTTATGGGATAAAAAGAATTATTTTGAAATAAAATTAAAGGTTCATATATTAAAATTTATTGAAAAAGATGAGATGGAAAAGTATGGAATCAAGGACAGACATTATATATTTAATTATTATAATATTGGTTTTCCGCATGAAGACCAGATAATACCACTTCCAGAAGAGATATCTGTATCAGGTCGTTTTGATTTAGGAACTTCTACAATTAAACCAAACGATCCAAGTAAAATAAGATTTTTATATATAAATAGCATAAATGTTCAAAATTCTACACTAATAGTTGATTATGAAAAGGATAAATATCCATTCAATAAATTAGAGGTTGGAGATAAAGGGTTTTCAGGAGTAAATGATTCTACGTTAGAATATATTGGTTTAAATAAAAATGCAAAAAAAGATGATCCGTATGTAGCTTTTGGTAGAGAATATAATAAATGGCCTAAATTGTATGAAGAACCCGATTATATTGCACAATTTCCAGCAAAAAATCCACCAAAACATTGGGATGATAGTGGTATATATTATTACGGTAAAGGTGATGGAGAAGCACTTGATGAAACAAAATGTTTAAATACAGAAACAGGTGTAGCATGGTCTGCAGAAAAGATGCCATTACAACCACAATACTGGCCTACATTAGCCACATTACCCAGAAATTGTGGATTATATAATGACTTGTTTGATCTATCTAAAGGACCCGTTGGAGGTAATACTTTTATTGGTGGCGGTAAAAAATAATTGTATTTTAAAATATATTTTAAAATGTATTTTATTATGTATTTTCCGATTGAAAATAATAATAATAATAATAATATTATAATTATAAAAGAATTTTATAACATTAAAACAACCAAAAACTTATACCCATCCTTTCCATGTTCCCATATATTTATGTGTTGCATAATCACCAAAAGTTTGTGATTCTGGATGTTCTAATATTTTAACAGTATCAATATTATCATAATCATAATATAACTGTGTAACATAATCAGGTCCAGTTGTATCATAAACATAATCTAAGTCTTTTTTATCATCAAGTGTATTATATCTATCTATTATAATATCAATATTATTATGTATATTATCAATTAAAATCTTAATAAATTCATTATTTTTTTTAGCTGCGAATGCATATTGACCAACAAAAAAGGTTCTATTTTCATCACAGTATGGTGTAAAACGTGGATGAAAACACATTGGACCTCCAAGATTAGTATCAATGCCAAAAATGGAATCATATTTTAATAATGGATCCAATGATTTAAAACATTCAATATCTAAATCAAAATAAAAGCCTCCATAATGATATACTGCAATATATCTAAAAAAATCTATTTTTTGAATAGTTACAGGTAATTTTAAAAATGTTTCATAATAATCAGGATAATATTCTTTTAAAAAGTTTTCTATATCATTATCAGTAAAAAATAAATATTCATATGTAGGATTATTATTGACTATAGATAATATTAGTTCTTTATATCTATCAGGAATAATATCATTTTTCCATGTTTGAATAATAATTTTTGGTATAGTGGTATTATTATCAAATCTTTCATTTAAATTATTCTTTAATAAATTATTAATAATATAAAAAATAATTAAGACTATTATGATTATAATTAAATGTATATATGTTTGATTCATTTTATTTAATATAATATTTATTTAGATAAATTTTATAAAAATCATTATTATAAAATTTATATAAATATTTTATGTTTTATAAATTATTTTTAACCCTTTACATAAATAATATTTAAAATCGTGCGCATGGTGTACGATTCTTTAAGTAGTATTATAAAATGTTTATGTAAAGAGTTAAATAACTATTTAAAAATACTATATATTTTGAATATGTTATAATAGTTTATAAAAGATTTATTATTTTAATTAAATAAAGATGATTTAATAGTTGGTTTTTCCTTTTTAATTTTTATTTCTTTTAATTCATTCGAATTATTTTCATTAAACATCGTATTTGATAAATTTGTTACATTAGTTAAATCACTTACATCAAATAATGATTTACCATATGTTTTTACAGAAAAATCATCATCGTCTTCTATATCAGAATTAGACGAACTAAAAGTTGTTTTATCTTCTGTAGTTGAAGAAACAAAACTAAAAGTATCATCTAATGAAATAAATTCTCTTATATTTTTCTGTTTTTTATCAATTTTTTTACGTTCAAGTTCTTTTTTTTTTAATTCACGTTTTTCATCTCGGTCTACCTTCTTAATAGCCTTTTTTATAGAAATATCCTGAGTTAATCGATCAATGCCAAGTTCTCTATATTTTAAAACCAGATTCCAAAAATCTTCTAAAATAGGTTTTGACTCTTGAAACCATGTATGATTACGATAAATTGGAATACATGATACTTCTTCTAAATACCAATATGAAAAACAAGACAATTCTATATCACCGTCATATGAGATATTATTCTCTATATCTGTTTCTTTTTTTGATTCATATTTAGATATTATCATATTTTTCCATTCATTTATTTCATCACCAATGATATTAACAGGTGAATATTCATAAAATCTTTTTTTATTGGGGTCAGACTTTTTATATAATTCAGCCAAAATACCTTTTTCATTACCAAATTTATTATATTTAGTATCTCCTTCAAAATTATCATTTATATAATCTGTTTCATTTTGATACTCTTTAATTAAACATTCCAGAAAATCACATCTATCCAAATCACATACTTCTAATTGTCCTTGAACTTGACACAAATAATACGATGGTGGAATACCAGTTATTTTTCTACGAGTAGGGCATTTTATTTCTAACATTACTCCATCTGGAGTAATTCCATCGGGTGATGCGCCCAAAAATGGTATAAATGGATGACGAATACAGCCAAAATCTAATACTTCAACCTTATTACGATATTTATATATTAAAACTGCGACATCTTCATACTTATTACCCCAATCCATTGCATCTATTGAACTTTTAGGAAATACTTTTTCTTTACCGCATTTTACAAGTAATACTTCAGTACCATCATCATAATGATTTTCTCCTAAAACAGCTCCCCAATCACTCGCCGTCAACATAGTATCGCGCATTCTGTACCATTCTGTTGATTTTTGAGGAGGTTGTTCTATTTTACTTAATTCAATAACTTTATCCTGTAAATATTTTCTTTTTAAAGAACCTACTTGTGGCAAATCTTTATCATAATTGAAAATAAGATTTAATTTTCGGTCATTATTTTCTTCATTGTTTATTTCATTATTTATGAATTTATTCATTTTTAATAGTATTAACAGTTATATTATGAATAATACACGATTATTTTAAATAGATATGTAAAATAATCAATTTTTAATAAATTAAGTAAATCTATAGATTATTATAAAAAATTGATAACAATAACTTCCTATTATATATAAAATATATAATTAAGTGGTAGAATAATTAAAATTATAAATTTTAATTATTTTTAAAAAATATATTTTATATTTAATGAATAAATTTCTTTTAGAATTAATTAAATTTT